AAAAAATACTAATTAATGTTTTTAAACAAAGCAACAGATGAATCTAATTTAGACATGTCAAACGGTAGGAACTTAGAATACTACCTTGACATGACTAAAGATTACAAGCACGATTTTACATTTAAAGTAAAACAGTACGACGGATTCAATGTAGTCGATGATGGTGAATTTCAATTCGGTACTAAAGCAAAGATGGGAGACTTCTTCATATCTCAAGTAAAAGAAGATGCCATGGTTTACGTAGCGCCGAGAACTGGTTATGCACCTTATTCGCTTTGTCACTTAGCAAAGAAGTATAATAAGAAATTGTATTTAGTTATGCCAGCTTCCAAAGAGGCATCAGATCACCAACTAACTGCAATAGAAAATGGCGGAATTCCATTATTTGTAAAAATTCCAGCAATGCCAACAGCAAACATTTGGGCAAAACAATTCGCTGAAAGAATAGGTGCAAAATATCTGCCTTTCGGTTTAAAGCACGAATCGGTAGTGGCAGGCGGAGTTAGAATATTTTACGATAATTTTAAAGACACCGATATTGAAACAATGTGGTCGGTATTTTCTACTGGAGTTTTATCTCGCACTTTACAGATCGCTCTACCAAAAACTAAATTTAATGCAGTTGCGGTGGCAAGAAACGTACAAGACGGAGAACTTGGTCGAGCAAAATTTTATACTCACGATAGACCATTCTTAAAAGCTTCAAGGATAGAGACTCCTTTCGATTCTATACAAACATACGATGCGAAAGGTTGGGAACTCCTAAAGACTCATGGGCAGCAAGGAGATTGGTTTTGGAACGTAGCAGGTAATATGCCCAAACCAACAATAAAACCAAGTGACATGGATTCAAGTCGCGAGTGGGGAGACTTCAAAGATTTTAAGAACTACTACAAAGATTAGTTTTTCTATTAGCCCCTTATTTTTTATATTTATCCTATGAATATACTACTTAAAGCAAACGAAATCGTATTCGAAAGAAACGAAGAAAAGGAGCGTATGTATGGCCCTTTTCAAGAAGGCATGCAAGAAGCAGCCAAGATTGCGTCTCTATTATCAAGAAAGGAAATCACTACAGTTGACATGTACAATTGTATGATGGCCCTAAAGTTATCAAGAGCATCTTATAATTACAAAGAAGACAATTATTTAGATTTAGTTGCATACATTGCATCACTAAATGACTTTCAAAACAATGCACAGAATGAACATTCAGAAGACAAGAAACGTAAAAACACCAAGTAGAGGAACTAACCTTTCAGCAGGTTTAGACTTCTACGTACCAGAAGATTTTCAAGAAACTACTATCCACACAGGAGAATCAGTTTTAATTCCTTCAGGTATCAGAGCGCACGTTCCATCAGGTTATGCATTAATCGCATTTAACAAATCAGGAGTTGCGACAAAACAGAATTTATCAGTAGGCGCTTGCGTAGTTGACGAAGACTACGAAGGAGAAATTCATCTGCATCTAATCAATGTAGGAAGATCTCATACAACCATTAAACCAGGACAAAAGCTAACTCAGTTTATTTTGATTCCAGTAAGTTATATGGACGTACACGTATTAGAAGAGTTACCAGATAGAAACACAGAGCGTGGAGCTGGTGGATTCGGATCAACAGGATTATAATGCAAAAACAACAGAAGTTAGATAAGACATTTATCAACATCGCAAAAGAGATAGGAACTTTATCGCACTGCACCAGATCAAAAGTAGGTGCAGTGTTGGTGAAGGACGGTAATGTAATAAGTTTTGGGTATAATGGCACACCGGCTGGAATGCACAACGGTTGCGAAGAAAATAATGTTACCAAAGACGAAGTTATCCACGCAGAAATGAATGCCATATTGAAAGCAGCAAAAAGCGGTAACGCAGTAGACGGTAGCACCCTATACTTAAGTTTATCTCCGTGTCAAAATTGTTGTAAATTAATCATACAATCAGGTATTAGTCGAGTAGTCTACTTAGAAGGCTACAGAGATTTAAAGCCTATTGAATTTTTATCTAAATTTATACAAGTAGACAAACATGTTATATAAAAACGCCACAGACGCATTCGAATTGCTATTTAGCGACATTAACGCCAACGGAGAATCATTCGCAGGTACTAAAGCTAAGTTCAACGTTTCATTTACACTACAAGATGTAGGTAACAAAACGGTTACCACACCTCAACGTAAGTTCAACGAAGACTATGCTGAGTACGAGTGGAACTGGTATCTTAAAGGAGATCGTGATGCTAGCGAAATAGCAGAGCGTGCCAAGATATGGAAACAGATGATGGTAGAAGGCACAACAGAAGTTAACTCTAACTACGGTTACTTTTGGAATAAGAACTATCAACTATCAAGAGTAATACAAGAACTCAAAACTAATAAAGAAACAAGAAGAGCAATTGTTGTACATTACGATATAAACGAATTGGACAGATACAAGCACGATACGCCATGTAACGATGTACTTAACTTCTATATAAAAGACGATAAGTTACATTTAACAGTATTCGCAAGATCTATCGATTTAGTTTTTGGTTTCTGTAACGATCAGTACACATTTGCCAAGCTTATGGAGATGGTAGCGTTTCAGTTAGATATTCCAGTAGGAGAAATGACATGGATGATCACGAATCTCCACATCTATCCAAGACATTACGATATGTTAAAATAAAAGTTATGATAGCAACAAAATTAGCAAGAGAGTTTTTAGAAGAGCAACTATGTAAGTTGATTCCAAAGAGATACAGCCAATTCGTGTGGTGGAGACGCTACGAAGTTAGACAGACTTTACCAGAAAGATCTCCGCTGTACGATAAAATAGTTAACGGTGATTATGAACACTCAGATTATTTTTACCAAGCAGAAATGGAAACGTATCTTCTACAAGATAGAATCAAAGACATAAGATTCTACGAAGATCAGTTAGAGCACAGAAGTTTATTTGGAGCCAGATGGAAAAGACTGATGGACGATTACGCTAAAGATGAGAAAGAAATCTTAAGAAAGATGAAGCGGGATTTCAAAGGCACTTTCGGTATATCTGGTGATGAATTAGAGCTGATTATGGAAGACTTCGACGGTACTACATTAGATTTATACACCCACGTAAAGCAGCTGACCAGAGAGCGCAGATTACAAAATTTACAATTGATATGACATTAAGATACAAAATATGGGAATTTTTTAGAAGAGGTATACCGACCTTTTTTAAGAACATTTGGAAATTCAGAAAAGAGCTATACAGCCATGATTGGTGGGATTACACTTTTACCCTAGAAATATTTTATCGCTCTTTAGTTATCATGGAAGAGGGTATGAGTAAGAAAGGAATGGAAGTAGCAGAAACTAGAAACGTAAAACTAAAACAAATACGTAGAGCAATAGAGTTACTTAAACACAAATTGGATAGCGATTACGTAGAGAGAGTGGAAGCTGAGTTGGGACCAATATGCTATACGAATTTTTTCGACGATAAAAATTGGAAAAAATTAGAAGGCGGAAATTACGAGTTGATAGACACAGACACTCCCGAAGAAAGGAAACATAGTCGTAAAGTATTCAAGCGCGCGCATCAGTTAGAAGCGAAGGAGTGGAAAGAGTTATGGACTATTATCAAAGGAAACAAATTTACCAGTTGGGAAGAGTTCGACGGAACAGATCTCAGAAATTGGTGGGATTAGTGGCACTTCGATAATTGCAAAAATAAATAAAAAACATGAAAAAATTACTATTACTATTATTGTTATTACCAACAATCATATTTTCTCAAGACGCAAAGAATAGAGAAATGCAAATGCAAGTGAATAACTTACAGCCTCCTCCACCTCCGCCTCCTCCTGGACCAAAGGGATCTTTAGTTAAAACAAATGCATTTCTAACATCTTCAGATTTCGTATTCTTACAAAAACCTACTTACGTTGGTGGATGGTTACAAGCAGTTTCTCTTGGAATGGGAAAGTCTTCTAGAAATGGAGTTTACAGTTATGGAGGAAATGGTTTTGCTACAACAGATGGTTCTCAATTAGGTTTATCAGCGTTCGTATCTAAAGGCAATAACAATTTATTTTTATCTCATGTTAAATTGGCCAATAGCAAAACAACAACAGCCACTTACGTAAAAATGTATAAAGGCAAGTGGAATAAGGGATTTGGA